CAACGATTTGTTAGTAACTTCGCAGCGATCCGCATCGTAACGCGCCGCTTCACTTCTTGGCGCAGCTCGCCTCTCCGCAACTCGGCTCAACGCAACGATTTGTTAGTTACAACGACGCCGCAGCTCTGCACCCCGTGTCGCATCACCCCGCACCTCGACGCTTTTCACCGCAGCTCAACTCAACGATTTGTTAGTGACGTCGCTCCGTTCCGCTCCGCTTCACCCCGCAATGCTACGCAGTGCACCTCTTCTCAACTCAACGATTTGTTAGTAACTCCGCTCCGCTCTGCAACAATACGCAGCGCGTCGCCCCGCAACGCAACTCAACGATTTGTTAGTGACAACTCTGCGCTTGGCAACGCCACTCTGTGCGCCGCTACACAACTTAACTCAACTCAACGATTTGTTAGTGACACTGCTCCGCTTCTCTCTGCCTCGTACCGCTTTGCTTCACTACGCATCTCGCCTCAACTCAACGTAATCGCTTAATGTAAAGGAGTACACTTATGTATCAGCGATCCCCTATTACACTAAAACTTTGTGAACTATTTCGTAACTGTAACGGTCAGCTAAGTTATGAAGTAATCGAAAACGAGATGGGTCAAACCATCGACGAGCTACGCTCAAACCTAACCAATGCGCGTAAGTACTTGGAACGTGACGAAGCTATCGTGTTCGAGTGCGTCCGTGGCGTAGGTTACAAACGTCTTAACGACAGCGAAAAGGTGGAAAGCACTAAGACTTTCACCCGCAAGATACGTCGAACTGCCAACGCAGGGGTCACACGTATCAACACCATCGAAGATCGTGACGCTCTGTCTAACGACGAGCAACTGATGGCAACTATCCAAGAGACTGCGCTGCTGTCCATTCAGCGTTCTCTCAAATCAAAAGTAACATAGTGGAGGCAGCATGAAAATCGCAACCGTCGACTTGGAGACCTACTGGTCAGTCACACACTCACTTAGCAAGATGTCGCCTATCGCGTACTGTATGCACCCCGACACAGAGATAATCTCTTGTGCATTTAAGTTCGACGATGGGGAGACTGAAGTTGTATTCGGCGAAACGAACGTTATTGCGTACGCCAAGAAGGTTGACTGGTCACAGTACTGGGTCGTCGGGCACAACCTCTCGGGGTTCGATGCCATGATCCTGTCATGGCGTATGGGTATCAAGCCAAAGTTATGGGGATGTACACTCGCTATGTCCCGCCCGATCCACGCAAAGGACGTGGGTGGTTCTCTCGCTAAATTGGTGGCAGCTTACAAGCTAGGCGAGAAGGATCAGTCTGCCCTTATTGCCACCAAGGGTAGGCACCTTTGTGATTTCACTGAGCAAGAGATTGCTGACATGGGTGAATACAACAAAGCCGACGTTGACCAGTGCTACGGGTTACTGCGACGACTCATCAAGCAGACCCGCAAAGACGAGGTGCTGCTCATTGACATGACGATCCGCATGTTGGTCGAGCCACAGTTCAGTGCTGACGTCGCGCTGTTAGAACAGACGCTGTTTGAAGAAGGCGAACGCCGTAAGGCTGCGCTACTCGACGCCGCGCGAGCGATGGATGTCTACGACGCGTTAGAAAATGACGACGACAACCTTGCGAACATCTTGAAGGTGCTTTCTTCAGCCGCTAAATTTGCGACGTTCCTGCGCACCGTTGGTGTGGAGGTTCCTACCAAGGTCTCGCTTACCACTGGTAAAGAGATACCCGCCTTGGCTAAGACTGACGAAGAGTTCATATCTTTGCAGGAACACGACAACCCCGTCGTTGCGACGGCAGCGGCAGCACGGTTGGAAGCGAAGTCCACAATATTACAGACACGTATTCAAGCGTTCATCGACGCCGCCAAGGCGCATCCGCAGGGCAAGGTTCCCATTCCACTCAAATACTACGGAGCCGACACCACTGGTCGTTGGTCGGGGTGGGGGTACAACCCGCAGAACTTGCCGCGCATCAACCCATATAACCCGCGCCCATCGGACGCGCTGCGCAAATCATTGGTCGCCCCTGACGGGTACAAAGTCGTCGTCGCTGACTTGTCCGGCATCGAACTACGCGTCAACCATTTCTTGTGGCAGGTGCCGTCAAGCATGGAGATGTTCCAAGCTGACCCTGAGAAAGCTGATCTGTACAAGGACTTTGCCAGTAAACTTTACGACGTGCCGTTCGATGAAGTCACCAAGGAGCAGCGGCAGGTGGGCAAGGTCGCACACTTGGGTCTAGGTTTCGGCGCGGGGTACAAGACATTTCAGAAAGTTGCCAAGCTGATGGGCGGGGTCGACATCACGGAGAGTCAGAGCGAAGACATCGTCAACAAGTGGCGCGGCGAGTACTACGAGATCACGGCAGGGTGGCGCACATGCCACGACATACTGCCAACAATTATGCAGGGGGCGACAGGAGACGCCGTTGACCCATGGGGTATGGTCGTCCCAGTGCCCGAAGGTCTGAAAACCCCCAAAGGGATGATCCGTTACCCAGACTTGCGTAAAGAATACAGCGACGAGGATCAGCGTTGGGAGTTCGTCTACGGACATGGTCGCAACAAGGCGCGTATATACGCGGGGAAGATCGACGAGAATATAGTTCAACACTTAGCGCGGTGCGTAATTGCAGACAACGCGTTAACAGTTTGGAGAGAGACAGGGAATAACCCTGCGCTAATGGTGCACGACGAGCTAGTCTACGTGGTGCCCGAAGACGAGGCAGAAGTTCTACTAAATATTGTGCAAAAAACCATGAGGACACCGCCCATTTGGTGGCCTGAGCTAGTCACATGGAGTGAAGGTGACATCGCCGATACCTACGGAGACGCGAAATAAATATTGCCAAATCAGTACAAACGTGTACAAATGATGCTACTTCATGTTAATACGTGTAAGCACATAGATAGGAGATTTTTGTGAAAATAAGCAAACAACAGAGCAAACGCACCCGGGGGGTATGGTCGCTCGCGTGGAGGCTGTGCGCAAAGATGATATCGAAGAAACGAATAGCAGCAGCAGACTTCCAAGGCCCGGTTAGCGAATGGCTCAACCCGCCTCTAGGGCCACCATCTTATTCCTGCAAAGACGGAACACCTAGAAAGTATCCAACTTTAGAAGGTTTAAGATGGAAAAACATACACCTCTTGAAGAGTGCACAAACACACTCTTGAGGAACCCCGATAAAGTACACGAGTGGCTTAACATAGTGGACAAGTACATGCAGACTTACGCAAAAGATAAATCTTTAGTCTTATTGCCTAAAGCGCATGAGTTCTTGATGCCGCTGATTCAAGCATACGCGACACACCTTGAAGGGTTCATCGACTACATCCTCGAACTGAGAGACCACTACGACAGAGGTAGTCATCAGTTTGAGAAAACCCAATCGCTCTACCGTAGAATAAACGGCAGATACGTGCAGCAGCAACGCCGAGAAAGAATAGGTCGCGCGGTTGCCAGAGCCGAAGAGTTGCACGGCGAGATACCGTTCACTGACAGAATTAAGTGGATGGCAGACCTAGAACATATTTGGGCGCAACGACGACTGGCATTCCTTGAGGAGCAACGTTTAAGGCTGAAGCTCGCGAGATTGTCGACGGAGTTACGGACCGAATACCTGCTAGAGTTCTGGGATATAATTGACACCGAGATATATGAAGGGAGAATACCATCTTGGAATTAAAGAACGCGTGGAGCTATTCGGCTCTTACTGCATACGAGACCTGCCCACGTCGCTTTCAACTTACGAGAGTGACTAAGCAGGTCGTCGAACCCCAGACCGAAGCAACGATCTGGGGGAACAAAGTCCACAAAGCATTGGAGCTTTTCGCCAAGGGTGAGAAGCCCCTGCCGCCGGACTTACAAAAGTACGAGCGCTATGTAAAAAAGATACTGTCTTACGAAGGTAAGCGTGTCGTGGAAGAACGCATAGCGCTCGACAAAAACTTTCGCCCTACCACGTGGATGGCGAAGGACGTGTGGGTACGTGGGATCATCGACATTGGAGTTGTTGGCTCAGAGAAAGCGTACCTACTCGACTGGAAAACAGGGAAACGTCGCCCTGATTCAAACCAACTTAAACTATTTGCCGCCCTTGCGTTTGCTATCTACCCTTGGGTGGATAAGGTTACAACAGGGTTCATTTGGTTGAAAAGCGCAGAGTTCGATAAAGAGGTGTTCACGCGTGACCAACTCCCCGAAATCTGGGATGAATTTTTTCCACGGCTAGATCGTCTAGCCATTTCATACCGCGATGACAAGTGGACCCCCAAGCCTTCAGGATTGTGCAAAAACTGGTGCCCCGTTGGGCGTCGGCTGTGCGAGTTCTGCGGCATTTAACCCAAAAAATTTTACTTATTAGCAGGAGTCTTAATATGAGACACATGGAAGGCGCAGAAGATGTAGACAACAACAACGACGACGGTACAGGATTGCGCCAACTTAGTAATAAAGACTTAGTGACTTATGTTATCGGGCGCAAAAAACTTACTCAGATAGAAGTAGAATTGGTTTTACGACTGGAACAGGTTGTCGAAGAACGCCTTGAGGTAATCGATAACTTAAAATCGCGTTTACCTTGTCGAACGTGTCCTGTTCTCCCGAGTCTATTACCTAACGGAGTTAAAGAGATGAGGATTGAACTTGAAGGCCGCGCCGAATGGGAATGACACCAGAAGGAAAGGTCAAAAAAGCCGTCAAAGAATACCTAAAAGAGATCGGCGCGTGGTACTACATGCCAGTGTCTAACGGTATGGGGCGTGTAGGGTGCCCCGACATCCTCGTCTGCTATAAAGGTCTGTTCATGGCGTTTGAAACAAAGGCACCGGGGAAAATTAAAAACGTTACACCGAACCAAGAACGTGAGATAACTGACATACAACGTGCTAACGGGTTAGCACTTGTAGTCGACGACGTTCAACAAGTGAAGGATGCTATCAATGACAAAATCATCGAAGCGGGAATTAGCCACGAAGGCAACGTATAACCGTCGCCCCAGTGTGCAGAAGAAACGTGTAGCGAACAACAAGGCACGACGCGAAGCTATTCGCGATGGGCGAGTTACAAAAGGTGATGGTAAAGACGTTCACCACAAGAAGCCACTGGACAAAGGTGGCAGCACCAAGAAGTCAAACACAAAAGTGGTTAGTCAGAAAACCAACCGTGGATGGCGCAAGAAGAACCCTGAGATGTACACAAAGAGAGGTAAGAAATGACAGAAAGACTAGGGCCAGACGGTAAGTTTTATACCGACAGCGATACTGAAGAACGCGTATGGTCATACCTGCTGCGCAATCGGCAGACGGCTACCGTCAAGGAAGTTGCGCTAAACTGCGACATCACAGAGGAAGAGGCACAGTCGTTCTTTGATCGCATTGGTTCACCCAACTGGCGTAACGTGTCAACGCGTGAGCACAATGTAGGCGACAGCGACTACTCGAAGCACAAAATTCAACCATGGGACATCTGGTTAGAGTACGGCTTAAACCCATGGGACGCTGACATCATAAAGCGTGTGTTGCGTGACAAACCCGGCCAACGTCGCCTCGACTACGAGAAGATCAAGCACGTGTGCGACGAGCGCATTAGACAACTCGACGAGGGGCTAGGATGCTAGTATGGAATGAGAAGAGCGCACTCATTATGAAGCTGCGTGACCCAGACAAGATTCTGAACGTCATCCCACGTGCCAAGCAATTCAAGGTCAAGGGTACACCCTACGTGGCTGTGCCTCACAAGACCATAGAAACACGGCTGCTGCGCAACATGGGGTACAACGCCCCTGCCCCGATACGCTACCACTACGACTGGCCCGGGCGGTTCAAACCGTTCGACGCACAACGCGAGGCTGCTGCGTTCTTGTCCATGCACGAACGTGCGTTCAACTTGTCTGAGCTAGGCACTGGCAAATCACTGGCGTCGCTGTGGGCCTACGACTACCTGCGTAGCATCGGTCAACTGAATAAGGCTTTGGTCATTTCTCCACTGTCCACGCTCGAACGCACATGGGCTGACGAGATATTCAACCACTTCCCGCACCTTGAGTGCGCGGTGTTACACGGCTCTCGCGACAAACGGATCAAGCTCCTGAACACCGACGTCGACGTGTACATCATCAACCATGACGGTGTGCAGATCATCGAACCGTACTTGAAAGAGAGACCCGACATCAATCTGGTTATTATCGACGAGATTGCACAGGCTGCGCGAAACGCAGGGACGGATCGGTGGAAAGCACTGGACAAGGTAGTGAACCGCCACAAACAGAAACGTTCGTGTTGGGGTATGACTGGTACGCCGACGCCTAACGCACCGACGGACGCGTGGGCACAGTGTAAACTGATCGCGCCTGAAAAGGTGCCGCCCTACTTCAATCGGTTCAAGGGACAGGTCATGCGCCAGTTCGGGCAGTTCAACTGGCAACCCAAGCCTGAGGCGACAGAGATTGTGCAAGAAGTGATGCAACCTGCGGTGCGTTTCACGCGCGACGAGTGCGTCGACTTACCCCCACTAATGTATGAAACAAGACAAGTTCCTCTTACAAAAGAGCAAGAAAAAGCGTATAAAGAGATGGTCGCTCGACTCCGCACACAAGCAGAGGAGGGTGAAATCACCGCCGTCAACGAAGCCGTCAAGATGGCGAAGCTCGTACAGATTGCCTGTGGTGTTGCATACGCCGACGATGGAACGGAGATCACTATACCGTCAAAGCCAAGGCTTGATGAGACACGTGAGATCGTGCGCCAAGCAGAGGGCAAAGTCATTGTGTTCGTACCGTTCGTAAGCTCGGTCAACATGGTCGCTGAAGAACTGAGTAAAGACTTCACAGTGGAAGTTATCCACGGGGGTGTGAAGAAATCTGAGCGTGACCGTATCTTTGGCGCGTTCCAGAAAGGTAAGGACTTGAAGGTATTGGTAGCACAACCTGCTGCCATGTCTCACGGACTGACGTTAACGGC